TTTTCTAGAACTTCTTCTCTTTGTAGTAAACCATCCTTCCCTTCTAATTTGTAAGAATTTGGTATGAGGGCCTGTAGGAGTTTAGCATGTTCTAGGTTTTTAGTGAGGATAAGCACCTTAGCTTTCTTTGAAGAAATATTTTTACAAATTTCTGCTATAAAATCGTTTCTAAGAGTGTTATTAATAATATACGAGTCGTATACCTCGGGATAAGACATGCCTTTATATTTTTCCAACTCTTCATCAGGCAACGTGAGCACTTCAATAGAGGGAAGTGTCAAGTACCCCTCCTTAACTAAATCGTCTGCTGTGACGAATTCTATTTGCTTACCTAGAAATGAGCAAACAGAAAGCTTCGAGAATTTTTCAGTTGGCGGAGTTGCAGACATTCCAATTCGAACACAGGCATTAGGGAATGACTTTAGTACCTTTGAAGCAACTTTTCCTTTGGAGAACTCGTGTATTTCATCAAAAACTATGAATTCAGAGGATGTTAAATGGGAATCTATAACCTTGTCTATGGATTGAATTGTACACAAAGTAAGGGGTTTAATATCAACACCGTCCCCAAAAGCAACTCCACATTCTATTCCATGCTCCGTTAGGAATTTATAAGTCTGGTACAGTAATTGTTTTTTGTTAAAGAACACTAAGCCAGTTTTACCCTTCAAAGCGTTTAGAATGGAAGCGAGAATTATGGTCTTTCCGGCCCCCGTAGGAGCCTTTATTATGCAAGATTTAAGCTTTAAAGCTTGTTTTGCTAAGGTTTCCTGATAGTCCCTGAAATCTATACCTTCCACCGAAGAGCTTGAATATTCTAGTTTTGTGCGATTATCTACGATTGAATATTCAATATCTAAATACTCTAGGTCTTCGGTTATGGTCGTAAGTAATCCTGTTCCAAATTTCCCAGAGGTACCATTGAAGAAATACTTATAGCCATTCCACTGACCTCTCTTATATGCCGGAGTAAATTCATACCCCGGGGCTCTTGCTCTGTATTTTTTAGCCAAGGCCTTTTTTAAGTCCTTATTGCTTGTCTTGAGAACAGAGTAAATATTTGAGACAAATATTTTCATAACGTATTATTCCACACTATTATAGTAATAAACTTACTTTTTTATCATGTCAGAACCCGAAAAAACAATCATAGATCTAGCTCGCGAGAGAAATATACCTAAAGGTGATGAGCCAAAAACAGCTCCCAGACCTCAAATGAGAAGAGATCAGGAATCCGAAGCATCTGATATTAAGGATGCTATTTCAGACCTTCTAAAGAAGGTGGAAAGCAAAAAAGGATGGAGTACGATAGAGTTGCCGACGAGAGGGGTTTTCAACAACGGAATTAAAGAAGTTAGAATTCGTCCGTTTACATATGAAGACGAACGAATTCTAAGGTCAGTGACGAAGGTTAATGACGGAGTTAGAGCCGTAAGCACTTTAATGGAAAGATGCGTAGAAGGAATTCCGTACGAAGAGCTGTCTCTATACGACAAACAATTTTTACTGTTTAAGCTGAGAGAGATTTCTTACGGGAATGAATACCCGGTAGAGATCGAATGCCGGAGTTGTGGAGAGGAAAACTCATTAGCCGTTGAACTTGACAAACTAGGTGTTAACTATGTAGATCCTGATCTTGAACACCCAACCCCAGTATTTTTGCCAGATTCGGAAGTTACGGCTTACGTTAAATGTCCTAGAGCTAAAGACGAAGCAATTCTCTCCAATCCAGCCGCACTGACGGATGCTTTGTGGAAGTTTGTGGAAAAAATTGAAACTTATAACGACAGAGGGGTTATACAAGGATTTTTAACTAAAACAACTGCAAAGGATATTACTAAACTCAGGCAGTCAATTTTCTCCCAAGGTATTGGCTTAAATTTGGATGTTCGATTTGTGTGTAAACATTGTGGCGCAGACGAGCTCTTAACGCTCCCCATAAATGAAAGTTTTTTTTCAGTGAGCTAGAAGAGCGGCATAAAATAGATGCCGGAGAACATGAAGCCTACCTTCTAGCTCATAGGTGTGGTTTCACCTTTCATGACATATTAGAAATGACATTAATCGAAAGGGAGAAATTTATCAAGATGAGAGTAAAGGAAGCTGAGAAGGAAGAAGAAGCCATGAAAAAGTAGTGCAAGCAGGGTATATAAAATGAATACTTATGGCACTCCTAAATGATATTACTGTAATTCCTAGATGGGAAAGACCGTCCCCTACGGATGATGTCTACCTAGAAATGTTCTATATGAAAGGGGGTACCCTTTCTGATGTCTACGCTTTAAGTAGTGTATACGTGTTTAAAGATACCGACAACGGAAACTCAGCAGTTTGGCTTGGTACTGGCTCTGAATGGCCTGTAGGAAGAAATGGGTTGGTCGCGTCAAGTTATTATCGCCTTGGTCCTCAGATGGTCTTTAACAATATCCAGTTCGATGCTGAAGGAATTGCACCCAACATCACTACGACTAAAACCCATATCACTAACACAGATGAGGACAAGTTTTTAGTTACTAATTTTAAAGATGCGAACTCTACCGAAAACACAAATAGTGCTAGTGGAATATTTAGAATAGGGGCTGGGCATTATGGAGTAGTTCTTAGACCTGGCGTTGAGTATCAAAACTGGGATAGTATCGAGGGCACAAATAGCATTCTAGGGTTTTCTGCCAATACTGCAAGTACTGTAACCTCATATTTCGATATTTGGACTGTACAGGACACAGCAGAGTCAACACCTAGAACTATTATCCACTCCTTTACTCTTGAAGGTGCGGGTCATTCGAACGTGGTAACGCTGACGGAGCCCTTAATGGTAAACACCAGGCAAAGTCTTGCGCAAAAATACATTAACCGGGGGAGCTTAGAAAAACTTCAGATTAAGACCGACTATGTCGTTGTAAACCGGAATGTAGGGCAAGACGTAAAAAACATCTTCAAAGACGGAATCCTTGAAAACGCGGCAATACGAATTATAAAAGTGTCTGATCAAACCAGCACAGGACTCCCATTCCAGCTAATCAAGGATTGGTCAGAAACTAAGCCTGCAATCCAAACAGATTCCGCCGACACCATTATGTACAACTGGGAAACTTCAGGATTACAAACTGGAACTTACCAAATTCAAGCAAGTAGCACAGTACTAGATGGGAGAGTTATGAGTGACCAATTCCACGTAGTCTTGAGGTAATTTGGTATTTATAATCTAACTTCTGTACGTTCTCATTAACGAAGTTTCTAATATCTTTCTTTGATGCAGAGACGTAGAAGTCGTTCCAGTCTTTGAACCTTTCGGGAGGTTGAACAACGTAAGGAGAGGGCATGTTTAGCTTTTTACTAAGATGCAAGGATTTACGAAGTCCTTCCCTTCCAGCATCATCGTTGTCGAAAGAGAATACAATATTTTTGAAAGACCTCTTAAGCTCTAAAAGTTGATGTCTTGACAGGAAGCTTCCTTGGATGCTAGTAGCATTAACTCCCGACTCTTGCAAAGTGATGGCATCTAGGGGGCCTTCTGTAAGCACGACATAGGACATGTTAGAGCTGCAGGGGTATAGAACCTCGGAGGACTTTACCCCGTGATTTTTATACGTAGGGTTTAGGTACTTCATACCACTTTCAATCATTTGGCGTGCTTGAAAATAGAAAAACCCTTTATCGTCCTCATAGGGAATGACAAGGCGATTAGCGTATTTCCCAGAAGACGCAAAATAGAATCTATTCTCGGGGAGCTTTCTATTTTTTACAAATCTTTTAGCGATTAACGCAGAGATGCTGGGAGATTTTGTGCTTATTTCGGAGAGAGGCTTAAAATTTACAAATTCTTCTTTTACGTTATTCGGAGAGCTGATTGCGACTTGTTTTTTTCTTGGAGGCATTAGCAAGGAAGAAGGGTCAGAAATCAGTTTCTTCCCTACAAACTTAAAAGCTTCATCGTAGCTTATTTCATCACACAGAGACACTAACTGGATAAAGTCGCCAGACTCTTTGGTTCTAAAACATTGCCAAAGACCAGTCTCCATGTTAATGGACATGTGCTGTTTCCTGTCATTGTAGAACAGTGATTTTGTGATAAATTCATCAACTGTAACGGTATAATCTGTGAATTTTTCGAATAAATACTCTTTAATAACTGTAGTAGGTATTTTCATAATGTTTATAAATAAAGCGTCTCCTTCTAAGATTAAAGCATACGATGAGTGTAAAAAGAAGTATAAATTTAAATATATTGATTATTTGAAAGATATCTACAACGAAAACTCGAACACAGACGCATTGCAGTTTGGTTCCTATATCCATAGAATACTTGAACTTGGGTATAATGCATCTTCCGTGGAAGAACTACAAGAAATAGCTCGAGACTGTAGAGATAATTATAGTTTTCCGAAGAGTAGGGATAAAGGAGTTGAAAAAATACTAAAGAACTTTCTAAAGTTTAACTCTCAACTTCATGAACATGTAAGTAGTGAATTAGCCTTTGAAATCGAAATGAAGGATGAATACAAGCTTAATGGTATCATCGATAGAATAGTAAAAGGAAAAACAGGTAAATACCTAGTAATCGATTACAAGACCAGTAAAAGAGCAGCTACTTCAACCGATTTATATAAGGATCCACAGCTTATTATGTATGCGTATGCTGTATCTAAGATGTATAATGTTCCCTTAGATGATATTACAGTATCTCACTATTATCCTCATATGGATAAGCTGGTCTCATTAAAATATGGGAAAACCCAAATAGGGCAGTTTCTAACTGTTTTAAATAAGAAAATTTGGGAAATAAGGAAAAAGAAGAAGACTGAATTTAAAGCATCCCAAAACATGTTCTGTAACTGGTGTCAGTATAAGGAATTATGTCCAGAGTTTGGTGGAACACAAAAGATGCTTGAAGAAGCCTTAAGCAAGGAAAAGACTAAGAGAGCTCAATCTAAAATTACTAAAGGGTAATATAAGGATAAGTCTACTAAAGAGAAGAATTCTCTTACTTCTTTTTCAGAATATTTATGCTGTTTCAGGTATAAAGACCTTATACTAGACCTGGTTACAGGTTTTCTATTTTTTAAAGCTTTCAAAAGTCTATTTTGGAATATAGATATAAAGTTAGAAGAAAACCTATATCTCCACTTTTCTTCAAACTCATCAGAAAGAGCATAATTAACTTGTTCTAACAACTCTTTAAGTTCTAATTCTAATTCCGAAACGTCCATGTATAAGTAGTTTATTTACTTTACATGCTTTCTTTTTTTTGATTTTATATATAATATATTATATTACAGAACTTTGTATTTCATATGAACCGTAAATCTTCAAAAAACTTTTCACCGACCAACTTGAACTTTAAAAGAGGGAAAAGCAAAATCAATGAACTTCCTCCAGGTATGTCAACCGATGTATTGGTTAGACCTACAAAATTAGAATCTGTTAGGGGGAACTTGATAACCTTTAGGTACAATAGTCCAACATCAGTAACACCAAATCCTCTTGTTTTGGTGACAGTTAGAAAAGGAAGGAATGGGAAATGGTTTAAGTTTAGAGGTGCTAATGTGCGCCAAAATACATACATTCAAGGTTTAGTGCTAAACGATGTTACTGATTTTTTGAAAGCTTACATGATCAAAAGGTTTTCAAGAGAGGGCTTTCTAACTTATCATGAGTTAAAAACCGCTAACAGCATGACTAAGGCAAATTTCAGAGTTTACAATGATAGATATATACAAGAGATGAAAGTTGTAAATGCACTACAGTTCGTTAAAAACCAGCTAGGAGAAATATAGGATGGCAGAAGAAGCAAGAGACGAACTTGGTAATAACCTTAGTCAGCTAGAGCAGACTCTTGGACAGGTAGGTGCTCGCCTATCCCATGGGTGGAGCATAGGAAGGTCTTTATCAACTTCTATTGCAGCTAATAATGGAAATCTTAGGTCTTTAGGGGCTATAACTCTCATAATGGGTGACGCTCTTAATGAGGCTATTAAAGAGCAGAGGAATCTGACATCCGTAATGACTAGGACAGGACGGGAACGAGGCTTCTTTTCAGAGAACCTCGCGGCGTCCTTACAGATGAATGGGGTTTCTTTTTCGGAAGCCGTACAGGTTTTCAATGCAACTTTCACGGCTGGCCTCAATAAAAGCGACAGAACTACACTCAAATTAATGGGTGAGATGCAACTTTTGGGGGTTGATGTTAGAAAAGCCGCAGCTATGGTTGCGATGAACAGGCACGTCCTGGGCCTGAACGTACAAGAAAGTGAAAAGCTTATAAAAACAACCGTGGCTACTGCCGCTCAGTACCACATTTCTACGGAGGCAGTTATATCGGCAATAACTTCACTAAGGGAAACTTTAAAAACCACAACGGTGACATACGGTCCCGCAGTAGCAAAAGCCATGCAGCAAGCAATGCCTCATTTACTTGGCATGTTTGGACAGGAATCTGGGGCTGAGATCTCCAGGGTTATGAG